TGTGTACCAAAGAATATAGGCCGCAGCTGATGTTGTTTTACCTTGCTGACGGCCTTCCATCAAAATAACCTTACGGTTATCGTGTATTAATTTAATTTTTTTCTTTTGACAATCGTATAACTTGAACGGTTGTATACCGTGGTCAAGTGTAACAATCATACAATAATTGTCAATAAAATAAATTGGGTCTTCCGAACACTTTGCTAACTCAACAATTTGTTCTTCAGTATAATGTAACTCAACACCTGCCTTCTTTAAGTGTGGGTTACCCAAATAACCATAATCACTCATTATATTTACTTAGCAATACTACGAAGCATCCAACCGTGTTTGTTGTGTGTGTCTATGCGACCTGCCAAATAATCTGCAAGGCCTTGTTTATCTAATTCATTAGCTAATTTGAAAGCAATGTTTAGTGTTGCCAATACTTTTTCATTATCAGCAGACAATCGTTTAATCATCTCTAAAGCCACAGGCACAGTAGTTTCACATTCAATATTAGTAATCTCTAAAAATCTTGTAAATGAGCCAGGTGCGTAAGAATCTAATGCTCTAATTTGTTCTGCGATGGCATCTGTTGCTTCAAATACTTCCTGATAAAGATTACCTAAAAATTCATGGTGTTGTGCAAAGTCTGGACCTTCAACATTCCAATGATAGTAATTTGCTTTTAATTGAAAGGCATAGGCATCAGCCAAAACTTTTTTCATAATGTCAATTAATGTTTCCATTATTTCTTTTCCTTAATCATTTTTAATAGTTCTGAAGTGTTACCTACAAAAACAGCTTTATCAATGACAGTTTTACCGGCATCTTTCTTCTCACCAGTTAAATCCATTTTGCGTTTCTGTAACTCCAATAAATCTTTATTCAAATCACCTAATGTTTTAATTAGGTTAGCTGCTACTTCGTATGCTCTTGGATGTTCTGATTGATTGGCAACCATCAATAGATTATCTAAAGCAGTATCAGCCTTCTGTATTAAAGACTTGGTATTTTTTCTTGCTTCTTCAAAATCATTAGTTACCGTAGAATTAGTTTCATCTACAGGAACTATTTGTGATTTTGGTGCTTCTACTAATTGCATCGGTTCTACATCAAAAATCTCAGAGAGATTATCATTCAATTTTTTCATATTAAAGTATCAGGCCAATATGTTTTCGTTTCGTTAAATCCATAATCATCACCAGGTTCAGCAGTGATTGGGTCTGGTGTTGTTGTAATTGTTACCGCTTTAAGTGGTGCATTATCTACCGAATTAACCTTAAAATTAGATAAGGAATAGGCACCTTTCACCACATCATTTGCTTGAACTACCTCAGTTAAATTTTTAACTATTAAAATACCTAAGATATTATTACTAAAGTAAACAACTTCACCGGTAATTGGGTCTGTTCTATTATCTCTGTCAATTGTAATTGTTTCACCTGTCGTGTATACACCATTACCTGTTGGAAAATCTACATATATTTTCTGTGCATCTGTCTTGCCATCCTCTATATAGATGCTCGTATTGGCTTGACGAATAATACCTGCACTTGCATTAACAGGTGGGAATATAAAACTTTTAACTGTAAAGTTCAATGTCCAAATAACCATTCTTGTGGTTAACATATCACCTTCATAATCAATTTCAGGTGATACAGAATTTAGTATGACTGGCATATCATACTTTTGGTCCATGGCTGGAACTAAATCAACAGTTACGGTAAAATCTGGTGTAAAGAATGGCAATATCTGTTCTAGTATTTGTGTGCCATCTTCTTGGTTCCTTACATAGATTGATAGTGTAAAATCAAAGTTATAAGGTATAGGTGCAAATTGAGAGTTGTAAGTATCTGTTACTGTATTATAAGCAAAGTTTTTAGTTAAAGATGCCTGTTTGCGAGAACTATCATATTCTAAGCCTGTCATTTCGAAACTCATGCGAGGCAAAGTAGTAGCGATTGATTTGACTAGTGTAGGGTCAGAAGTAACACGGGTTATAAATTTTTCTTTTGAAGCATAAACTAAAGGTACTTTATGTCTTTCAAATTCAACATTACCTGCTCGATTATATCGTATTAAATTGATTTCATTGAATAGTGTACCAAAGGCAACTACTATCTTACGAATTGTTCTATTATAGAAATGATTAGTTATCATGGTTCACCAAATGGGTTTGATTCAGTCCAGTCTATAATACCTGAAGCTTCATCTTCTATCTGTTTATTGTCATATAATTCTTCAAATGGATCCGCCATTTCACGCAAGTCATCTGTTGATGTGATACCACGGAACGCACCACTTGTATTACCTGTAACATTACCTGATACAAAGTTACCTTTAACACGAATAACTCTAAGTTCTGAATGTGGTTGATACGAGTAAACGATAGCTTGTGCGTTTGCGGTGGCTAATGAAGAACCTTGATATACAATCTCATCTGGTGTAAATGAACCAGTTGACCAAGGTGCAGAAATGGTATTGGCAATAGCAAGAACTGTTCTTGGATAATGGTCACGAATTTGCAAATCGATTTCATCAACACCAGTTTCAATAATTTCGTTAGAGAATACAAACTGTTTCAACTTCAAAGCATAGAGGTAAACATTACCACCACGACCACGACCTAGTGTGTGAAACATAGCTTGGTCGTTTTCATGTTCTACAAAAGTAATCTCAAAGAAATTTTGAACTAATGGAATGTATATTAAATCACCTTCATTAGGTCTTAGTTGTTCTACTGTTGCGGCAAATCTTCGGCGTGATACCAACATAGAAACTTCATCTCTAATCTCTAAACCAAATTTAGAAATAAAATCACCTTCACCATCCATACCTGTAACATTTTCCATATACATTTCAATTGCATAGGCTTTACGGTACTGTTTAAGTGGATCCTCACCATAAAGAAAGTCTACAGAGTCTTGCGACATTCTTGGCAAATAGAAAACATCCATGCCATGAATTTTCATGGATTCAATCACCAAATCTTCTACAAGTAATTGCTCACTTGTTATGTGATTGGCTGGAAAATTATTAAAGAAAAAATTAGTAGGCATTATTATCCAGTAAAGATTTCACTAGGCAAACTATTGAAGTTAAATAAATCTTCTTCAATCTTTGAAATTTCTTCTACTGCTTCATCCCAAATTTCTTTACCGTTTAATGTAACACCACCAGGCATTTGAACACCACTAAACTTTTTAAGATTCTCACCCCATTGTTTTTTAATGAGTGCTGTAGCATACTTCTTCAACATACGGTCATCCCAAACATCAGTAACACCTTGTTTAGTAATTGATGTATTTGCCACATTTGTTCTCAGTGGAGCCGACAATATAATTTCAGTTGGTGAATTAATTTTTCTAATTTGAACTTCTTGACCATCACCTAAAAGAATGAAATCGTTTTCAATTAATTCTTGGTCAAATGTTGTACCATAACCAGTGATTGTGTTTGATGTTGTATTGCCTGTAATCGTACCGGTCAAGGTGATGTTTGATGGGTCTAATTTACGGTAACATTCAACGATGACATATTCACCAACAGTTGCATCTCTTTCCCAATCAATGTCAAGGAATACTTTATTTTGTTTACGGTTGAATCTGAATTGAGGAGTACCAGAGAACAATAAATTTAATGTGCGGATGTGCTGCATAGTAACTTCATATGACACATAAGAAACTGATGTGAAGTCATAAAGGTCATGCAGTCTTAATTGATATCGCAAGTCAAACATATTGACTGACGAATTGGAATCATCGAATGGTAGAACACCAGTCACAAATAAAACGGCATCTGGACAATAAATCCACCTGCGGTCAATATCAGCTTGCGTAAACTGGTGTTTCATATAAATCTTCTCACATCCATCAAAGTGGTAATCGTGGAAGAATTGTAGTGCTTCGTCTATACGGTCATCAACTTGTTCATCAGCAACGTTAATTTCTATAACCGGATGGCCTAACTTACGTAAGCAATAATCTTTGAATTCGGTTTTGGTGGTTGGTTTAGCCATATTATTTACCTTTAGTTATTACTTATTTATAATATCACCAAAGTAAAAAACGCAGGACGGTAAAGTACCTGCGTTTTATATAATAGATAATGTCTATTAGGCTGCTGGTGCGACTGCTGGTGCAGCTGCTTCAGCTTCTTGAATTTTTTGAACTTGCGGTACAGCTTGTTCACGAACTTTCTCTACCAATGGAGAGATTTGTGCGTATGGTAGTTGACCTAAAGCTTGTAATACTGCATTTACTTCTTCAAGTTTAAGGTTTAGGGTAATATCACTCATGTTAATTCCTATAAAAAATGATTAATCAATCAGTTACTTCAGACTGTCTATTTATATATATGCTTGTTTTTGGTTATTCGTCAGCTGGCAGTGGAGTATTGCCTTCTTCAACCCACTTTAGGTACTCTTGGTAGTCTGTGTTATCAGGTGCGAATGGAATCCAAGTGTCATTAGTCAAACAATGAACAACTTGAATTTGCCTTCCAGTTTCATCTTTTCCAGCAAGTTGATATTCCATTTTATAACTCCGAGTTAAATCCAATATACGCATCTCTGTTGCCATTCCATCTCCAAGAACAATTCTGTCCAGCAGAAACTCCTGAAGTTGCAACAATTGTTACCTGTCCATGAACAACATCACCTTCACCAAGGCTCACAGATGAAAAAGTTAAACCAGCGTTTGAACTATAGTTATATAAGTCAAGATTGCCAGAGGTGAAGTTTGATGTAATCAAACTTGGTGGCGTTCTCATCATAACTGGGTACTGAGGCATCCATAGAAATTGGTTTGTTCCGTTACCAACACCTAAGTACCTAGAAAAAGCGTTTGAGTATTCGCTGCTTCCTCTAATAACAAAACAATACCTCTGACACAAAGCTAACACAGTACCATAAGGAAAAACATCGAAACTCGTAGCCGTTTGGCCTTTCTCAATTTGACAGCCTGTTAGGAAGAATGTAGCTCCGTTTGTGCCAATAAAATTAGCAGCGCCAGAAACAGTAAATCTGGCTGTAGTGTTTATCCAAGAACCAGCAGTGCCTTGCCAATCTGTACCTGCACCTAAATTAAAATTTATTTCTAGGCCAGTAGTGTTATCAGTTGGCCAGCTACCAGAAGTCGAGCCTGAAATTGTTATAGTTTTATATTCCCATGTATTAGCCGCATTAATAGCGTATGTGGCCATATAACTTTGCCCACCAACAAATGTAACAGTGTATGTTCCTGTTACGCTACTTCTTACCCAAAAAGATAAGGTTATTGGGGTAGCGCTAGAAGTTCCAAAAGCAAAATCTGATGTATTAAAACCTTCAATACGATGAATAATTCTGTTTACATCTGCCGCAGCAAGAACTTTTGGTGTAGTTACTGTGCAAGATAATGAATTTACAAATCCTGATGGTGCAGTGGTTGACCTTTGAAAAGCCACAGTGGTGCTTGCAGCAGTAACCCCGATAAAGCGGTCTACAGGAAAAGCAAAGCCGTTAGTGACACTGACACTCGCACCATTATTCCTCTGGTCGATTCGCATATCTCCGTTAATGATTCTATTCTTGAATCCAAACGTGTTATTGGCATTTACAGAGGTTGCAGTAATTGTACCGTTAACATCTAGTGTTGTGGTTGGTGAAGTTGTTCCAATACCAACAAGACCAGTCGAGGTGATACGCATACGTTCATTATTGCCTACACCAAACAGTAATAGGTCAGAAGCTCCTGTGCTAAGTAGATATGTGTAACCACTACCTGCCCGCATCTCCAAAGATGTTGATGCTCCTGTACCAAAACTAGCACAAACACGACCAATATTAATACCTGAAGTATCTGTAGACCATGCCCTAATTGTTCTAGTTCCTGAACCAATAACATCTAACTCAACTCCTGGAGCTTCTGTTCCTACACCTACTCTATTGTTTACAGAATCTACTGTGAGTGTCGTAGAATCTACTGTGAGATTACCAGTAATGGCAATATTTGCTTCCAGTTTATTAGAAGTTACTGAACCATCTGCTATGTCCGCAACGACAATTGCACCATCGGCAATCGAATTGGAATTAATCTTTGATAATGCCATTAGTGTTCTCTAGTAGTTTTTCTTTTTATTTATTGTGCCCAAGGAGTCCCAGTTGCAGATGCTGGTGATTTTGCTACTGCGATTTGAGTTGCAATGGCTGACTCAATAGTTTCTACTTGTTCTTCACCTAATGTTTCTTTAACCCAAGCAATTACTTCTGCCTCCGTCAAATCTTCAAAAGGAATGATTTCATTTTCTTCGTTTAATGGGATACCTACAGAACCATATGCTGAACCTGTGTGGCCACCGTCAACTTCTGAAGCTGTCCAGTGAGCTGTTGTTACAATATCATTAGGTAAAGTTCTTTCTAAATTTACAATTTTCCATTCTACTGCCAATTTTATTCTCCTTTAATTAAGTTTTCTTCTTTTATACGAGATTGTCTTTCAGCAGCACTTTCTATATCTGCAGCCATTACTATATCTTCTTTTGAACCAGTAATAGATTCACCAACTGCTAGTTTGCGTTGAACTTCTGCATTGACAATTTCATCAATAGCAATTCTGCATCTTTCATGAACCGCATTGTCAATCCAGTCTTGTGCTGAAAGTGCTACCACCTTTAATGCCTTGTCTTCGGCATCGCTTAAAGTGATTGTGTAAGTTACCATTTTTATTTCCTTAAAAAGTTATCCGAGTAAACGACCTGAAAACCAAACTGGATGTGAACCATGCAATGTGACACTCAAAGACGAAAACATATGAAGTTCAACCCAGTCGTTTGCATTCAAAAAAACGGAAACTGAATATCCATCTAGTGGGCTATCTAGGTTGCAATAATTTCCACCTGTAATGTATTCATAACCACCGCCATTAATAGAAATTCCAAAAGCATAACGGTCATTTGTACTACTACTACTTTGTGCTGCCCAACCGCCACCAAAAAACGCATAAACACCAGCAACAGGAGCTGTAAATCTTCCGTTTGAAGTATTGTAATGCGAGCCTGTGTTGTGGTTCATCGTAGTCATATTTCCGCTGATTTTCTGCCAAGAACCACCACTAACGCTATATCCTGATGAAGACCTAGCATTGAACGAAGGTTGATTTGCAGTAGTAACACGACCAGAGCTGTCAATACGCATACGCTCATTATTATTTGTGATGAAAGTCATTTCATCTGTGGCATTTAAATATGATATTCTACCGATGCTTGTTGAATCTGTATCTCCAAAAGATATCACTGCAGCACCAGTATTACCGGAAGTAATTGCTACTGTAGAACCTGAACCTGATACACCACCAGATACGAAAGCAGCTGTTACAGCACTATCAAAAGTAGGACTAAAATCTGGTCCAGTTCTTTGTACATGAAGTCTAACCAAAGGATTAACTTCATTGATACCAACGTTACCATTAGCATCAACACGCATACGTTCACCGTTGTTGGTCAAAAGTCTTATTGTTCCAGCTTCTGTGGATAAAAAATCAAAACTTCCAACACCCCTATGTACCAATTGACTAGCAGCATTTGCACCATTATTACCTCTTATTATTCTCAATCCAAAATCTGTATAGAAAGTATCACCAGTAATATCGATATATGCAAATCCGTTAGCTGTTCTTGAAGCACCAATGTTTAAAGCTGCATCAGATGAACCGATTGCAAATCCAGCATTTACATCACCATAACCAAAAAGTCCTGAATTTATAACCATACTACCATTAACCTGAAGTGTTTGACTTGGTATTGTTGTTCCTATACCTACTCTATTATTAGTAGAATCGATGAACATTGTACCACTATCAATATTCAGATTATTCGGTATTGCTAGTGTATTTGCATTGAATGTAATTGTGTCTGACCCAGCATCACCTAATATCGTATTACCTGTAGGTACAATATCAGCTACCGTCAGCTGATTGCTGGCGTTGAGTAATCTTGCGAGTGATGCTGCTCTTGTCATATGATTAACCTAATTCGTTTGTTGTTTGTTCTGCAAACCAAGCGTCAGCACCAATGCCGTATCCGTCTGGATTACTGAAATCTGCTTCCCAAGCATTTCGGAATGTTCTGTCTGATGGAATATCTTCAGTATCTACAATAAGATATGGAGTGTTAGCTGGCACATCTTTGCGTGCTACTTCTAATATATCTAGTTCACCGGTTGGAATTAGGATGGATACACCATCATCGGTTGGGTATAAAATTCTTTGTGTCATATTAATTTCTTCGATTAGCGGAAGAAGGCAAGTTGCACTCTTGGAAAATCAGCACCACTTCCATTCGCAAAAGTTTCAACTCGTGTTGAATTGGTGCCTCTATTAAATCCTTCGTTAATAAAGTCCGATGTTCCCGCCCTTTGTTGACCCATAACGCAGGCATAATTTGTATCTACCATTGCTGTAGAAAAATTAACTGCGTAACTACCAAGACCAATATCAGTTATTGAGCTTACATTACCAGCTCCTTGAATAGCCACTGTTCCATCACCTCTAAAACAAACCCATGCACGACATCCATATGCAGTTGCTGATGAACCGTAACCTGAGTTGAATTGTAGATTACCAGAACTATCGATAGCTGCTCTAAGAGCGCCAGCTGTGCTGTCATAAAAATATAAACTGTTTGCGTAACCAGAAGCTGCTGTATTACCACCTAAGCCAATCTCATAAATTCGGCCAGAAGCACCAGAGTTTGATAATCTTATAGTTGTGTAGTCACCAGTACCAGACCTGTTTATTTGTAACTGAGCTGTAGGATTAGTAGTACCTATACCCACCTCACCACCAGGGGTGATACGCATACGCTCTACGTTATTAGTGTAAAGCACATACGCATGATTAGAAAGTGTACCTGCAATACCAACACTGCTTGCTGCCAACGGCAACATTCTCATATCTACTGTACCGTCAGATACTCTTAATTGACCACCCGTTCTATTTACATCCAACAATACCGCAGGACTACTTGTTCCAATACCAACGTTACCATTGATATCAATTCTCATACGTTCAAATGCCGAACCGCCATTTTGAAAAATAATATTTCCAGCTCCAGCCATTAATTGTCTTATCAATAAATTACCATTTTCTCCAGCAATCATACCATATGATAATAAACTAGTGATAGTAGAATCCCATTGAAACAATTCTACTGCTCCGCCAGCTGTATTATTAACTCTAGCAACTTTAATAGTAGCACTAGTATCAATTAAATTTATCGGTCTAAATGCAGCAGGTCCAGTTAAAGTACTTAAATTTAGCACATTGGCTATGTTAGCGCTATTAAGACTATCACCTGTAATTATTTTACCATCTACTATTTGATTACCAATAACGTGTAATTTTTGAGTAGGTGTTACTGTACCAATACCAACTCTCTGTGAACTATCAATAAAGATTGCTGAGTTACCGTTTGTTGAAATACCTACAGTATTGACATTTGAATAGAAACCTGATGTTGTGGCTTCATTAAAGAATAATGATGGTGCAGCTGCTGTACCTTTTGGAAACTGGACATTACCACTAAATGAACCACCATTCTGTGATACCGCATTATTGATTGATGATACAAAGAATGATTCAACTTCAATAAAGTCACCAGTTGTGGCACCTAATGCCAATACTACTGTAACACCATTATTTGCAGTGAAATCTTCTGAACCTAATTTGATACCGTTTTGAAATACACTAATAAAACCTGGAGTATAACTAGGTACATTGAATGTTGTTTGACCTGATGTGGCCGTGAATTCTGTTTCTGTTCTGTAGGCAGTATTAGTTACACCTGATGCTGGTATACCTAAGAACAATATTTCAATGGTAGATGATGCTGGAGGAGCTTCAGAGAATGTTAGAGTATAACCATTGATACCATATGTTGTTACGGCCTGTTTAACACCATCAACTGAAACCACCATTGAATTGGTAGAGGCTGGTGCAAAAGACATTGTATACGCAACAGTCGTACCATCACCGGTAAAGGTGTCTAATGGGAATGCTGAATTTAGCGGAGAATTTCCAATATAGGCCATAGTTATTCTTTAGTTAATACTGTATTTATGTCGTTATTTTGATTCAAGAGTTTCAATACGAGCTTGACGCTCTGCTGCACTTTCTATATCTGCAGCCATTACGATGTCATCTTTAGAACCTGTGATAGATTCACCAGCTGCCAATTTACGCTGAACTTCAGCATTAACAATTTCGTCAATAGCGATTCTGCAACGTTCATGCACCGCATTGTCAATCCAGTCTTGTGCTGAAAGTGCTACTGTTTTTAATGCCTTATCTTCAGCATTGCTTAGGGTGATTGTGTAAGTTACCATTTTTTATTCCTTTCGTTTAGCCAAGTAAGTAACCATTGAAAAAAGTCCATTGAACTGATGAACCGGAGGCATTTGCGTCAAAAGTGGCAGTTGATTGGCTGGCATTTTGGCAAGTCACATAGTCACCAGCACTTAACTCAACTATGTGAGTCCATGAGAGCAAGTCCCATGAGTTATCTGACTGGTTATAATTTTCTCTGCGTAAATTACCATTTACTCTTAACTGGACATTCTTGAAATCACCACCACCTGTCACATTGGTAGAAAAACTAAATACATACACTCCTGCAACGGGCGCTGTAAATCTACCGTTCGATGTGTTGTAGTGATTACCTTGGTTAAATAACTCCGATGTAGAGGCATCATCAAATATGATGGTCTGTCCGCCCATAGAATTCCATGTTGACGGAGAACTTCTAGTCAAAGCCGCACTAAACGCTGGTTGTAATGGCGTAGTTACACTACCATTACTATTAATAAGCATTGTAGTTCTAGAACCATTAGATCCGGTTTGAATAAAAGACAACGAAGTTTGTGGAGAGGTTAATGCCTCATTAGCTCTTACTGATTCAATTCTATCCCAACCAATTCGCATAGATTGATTGGAGTCATCAGAACCTCTTCTTAATTGAACACGATTATTTACAGTTGTTCCGCCACTCAAATCTAATTGATAAGAAGGACTTGTAGTGCCAATACCAACGTTACCAACACTATCAATACGCATACGCTCTAATCTGGTTGTAAAACCATCTGGACAAGTCCAAAATGATAAATTCATTGGCATTGATGTGGCACTAACTGTTCCAGAATCAATGTTTGAAATGATTGTTGCTCCGTTAATGAAGGTAGTGCCATTATAGGCACCAAAACCCAACACTCCAATTCTGTCACCTGATTGAACAATTAAAGGTGCAGCTATATTTCCACGAGCTGTTCTAAATGATGAAAAAATTCCTATATTAGTATTTGCAGTATACGTTGTAAAAGTTGAGCCTTGACCGGCTACTTCAGTTACTATTTCCAATTTATTTGTTGGAGCACTAGTACCAATACCTACATTACCTAAAGCATCAATTTTCATTCTTTCTGCAAGTGCATCAGAACCACGTGTGAAGAATGTCAATGCAGAAGATACATAATTACCATCTTGAGGATATGTGCGGATATAAGCTGTATCTTTTATAGTACCAACACTATCAATACCTCTAAATTCTAATCCTGCATATTTTGTTGTATTTAAAGATGTACTAGAATTATATATTGAAATTATATCTGAACCACCTGAAGCATCTCTAGCAACTTCGAGAATGGTAGTAGGGCTGGTAAAACCTATACCAACACGATTATTACTAGCATCAACATAGAAAGTGCCACTATCAATATTCAGATTACCTGATGTATCTGATGAGAATGTGCCACCTAATAGTTTTGAATTTACTCTAGTTAATGCCATGAAATATCCTTAAATTACTTTTTATTTATTCAACAGAAATGGATTTGATTTCGTCTAATGTTGTTGCACTGGTAACTAGATTGGTAATATCTCTGAGTCTTTGTTTCTCAGCAACTACTTCTGCTTTCTTAGTTGCATCACCAGCTTCATCAGCTCTTTGATATGCAACATCTAATTGAGAAAGCAATGGTGCTCTTTCAGTTCTTAGTTTATCTTTCCAAATATCTTTTGCTTTTGAAATATTAATCGTTATGCTCATTTTGTTCCTTATTAGTTTGTTGTTTGTTCTGCAAACCAAGCGTCAGCACCAATACCATAACCATCTGGATTACTGAAATCTGCTTCCCAAGCTCCACGGAATGTGCGGTCGGCTGGAATATCAGCCACGTCTACAATTTTATATGCAACACCCGCTGGCACGTCTTTACGTGCAACTTCAGCAAGCTCAAGTTCACCAGTTGGAATTAAGACAGCAACGCCGCCATCATCAGTAGGGTAAATAATTCTTTGGTTCATATTTTGTCCTTTTATCTGAATATAGATACTGATAAATCTCTAGAATCAGCATCATTACCTGCTTGGCTTTTACACAATGTTTGAAGTGCGGTTGTTGATTTATCTTGAACTACTCCGTTGACTGTGTGTACTCCATAATAATAACCAACACCAGAACTAGCATTATCCATACAAAAACCAAATACGTTTCCATAATTAGTATCAGGCATTGCATTGGTAAAATTAACTCTATAAAGGCCTGTGTTTATATCACTAATAGAACTGACATTGCCTGAACTACGAATAGTCACAGTACCAGTGCCGTTGAAGTTTACCCATGCACGACATCCGTAAGCTACAGCGGCAGAACCATAACCTGAGTTAAATCGGAAATCACCGCTTTCTGTAAAACCACCACGATAAGTGTTGTTTGTATAAAAATCTAATTGAGTTGCAGCAGCTTCTATTTTTGGATTTGTTGCTCCACCAGCAGAAAAAGTAAGTGTTGCAAAGTTGTCGTTATTTAACCTACGACCAATTACAGTTCCATCAAAAGCACTACTACTCACCGTAAATCTGCTAAACGAGCCAACCCTAACATCTAAAGCACCGCTTGGACTACTTGTACCAATACCTACATTACCAGAACTATCAATACGCATACGTTCTGTACCAGCAGTATTAATAGTTACCAAAGGTGATTGTATTGATACTGTTCCTAATGAACCCGATACAGCTGAACCTATATTAATATTTGTAGTGGAACCAGATAATCCTGAAGTTCCAATGTTTATTGTTTTTGTTGTTGCGTTAAGCGTTGCACCTGTACCTAAATTTAATACCTGAGCACCAGTAGATTGACCTATAAACAGTGGTCCTGTTTGTGTTGTACCACCAATATTAAGAGCACCGGTTGTTTGTGCTGTACCTATAGTAATATTGCTGGTTGTTGTACTAAAGTTGACCGCACCAGAAGCAGTTAAAGTACCAGAGATGGTTGTTGTGCCGATACTTGCTGAAGCTAATGTTGCTGCACCATAAGTTTGAAATGTGCCACCAACAGCCAAACGGTCTTGAACATATAAGTCATTTTCAATCGCAACACGATTAGGAAATAATGTATTTAAACTTCTAAATTCAATAGAATTAACATTTGTATCATATTGAAATACGGAATCACTTGATGAACCACAAACATAGGCAACTTCATTCTCTAAAGAAATGAATAATCCTGTTGGTGTTTGTTCTTGATTACCGACATAAAACGCATCTGCGTAAGTTGCTGTTGAAACATCCCAAGCTGTTCCTAACGTATATTGATTTATTCTATCAAAAGTGTTTCCAAGAACATACATAGTTAAACCAGTATCACTAAAATATAATGATGTTGGATTACTATCTTGTGTTGTAACGTTAAATGATTTTGAATTATATAATGCAGTTGAAACATCCCAAGCTGTTCCTAACGTATATTGAAATACAGTATCTGCCGTTGTACCAACAATATACATAGCAGTACCGTCAGGTTTAAACCATATACCGTTTGGAGCACTTTCTTGTGATACAACACTAAAAGAAATGTTTGCGTATGATGCAGTTAAAACATCCCAAGCTGTTCCTAACGTATATTGAAATACAGTATCTGCCGTTGTACCAACAATATACATAGCAGTACCGTCAGGTTTAAAAAATAAATCTTGTACTGTTGCTTCTTGAGTGCTAATAGAAAAAGTAACAGGAGTATTCGCAGTTGATACATCCCAAGCGGTACTTAGTGTATATTGTGTGATATCGTTACCAGTATCACCTGCAATATACATAACAGTACCGTCAGGTTTAAAAAATACTCCGTTTGGAGCTGTTTCATCCGCAGTAACTGATTTTGTTTTTCCTGAATAAATCCAACTTGAAGACTCATTATTTTCAAGAATAGTTGAATCACCACCAGGTGTAGTAATAGTTATTTGAGAAAATCTACCAGTGGTAGGAGTATTTTGTCCTATGATTGTATTATTTAATGAACCACCTGTTATTGCTACGTTTTGTATAGCTTGACTTGCAAAAGATTCTGTAGTAATTGTGCCTGGACTTGGCTTAATATTTTGAGTTATTAATGAACGATATACAACCTGAATGTTGTATGAACCTGTTGGAGGAGTTCCAGTAAATGTTAATGTTTGACCATTAACAGAGTATGCTGTGTATGGATCTTGTACAACGTTATCAACAGATACTTGAATGTCAAATACTGAACCTACTGGTCGTGACAGTGTAAAGGCAACAGTAGAATCGTCACCTGAAAATCTATCGGCACCAGGAGTAAATTGTTGTACTATTGAGTTATTACCAATATATCCCATATTATGAAATCTCTAAAACAGATAAAATAACATCCGCTGAAGCTGATGCTGAAGTTTCAATTTTGATTTGGTCTGTAGCTTCCAATACCACTTTTTGTTCACCACCAATTGGCACCAAAGAACCACCCACAGGAATCGTTGCAAATCTTACCAAATAATAATCTACTGATGATGATGTGACAATTACATTTGCAGTAATTGGTGATAATGTTGTATTGGAAATCGTCATTCCAATCGCAGTGGCAGATACACCAGAACCTACTGTATAAACAGTATTTGCGGTTGGTCCAGAATTCTTTAGAAAGTAGTTTTTGAAATTGTTGGCCATTTTATAATCTCTTTAATAATCTTATTTATCTTTATCCTAAGGCAATAGCAAAGGCTAATGCATCTGAAGCCGCAGTATTCGCAGCCGCAAATGCTAAGTTTGCAGTAGAATATGCACCGTTAGCGAATATACCTGATGTGTTTTGTGCAATAAAAGAACTGTTAGCGTGTAAGTAAGCAGTGTTAGCATAAACACCAGTAGTATTTTGACTTCTAAATGCTGAATTGGCGTGTAAGTATGATGAATTGGCATATGAACTAGCTGAACCCGCATTGATGAATGCTGTGTTTGCAACACCATAAGCTGCGTTGGCATATACACCAGAAGTTACTGCTCTTTGGTCTGCCGTATTGGCGGCTAAGAAAGCACTGTTAGCATATAACTCTGATGCAGCTGAACCAATATTACTATAATTTGTTCCATCGTTAGTGAACGACCAACGGTCAGTTGTTTCATTCCATAATATCAATGTATTTGCAAGAGAACCACGGTCTACTTCAATACCAGCATTTTCTGATGGTGCTTGTGCCTGTGGTATATCAGCATTGAGAGTAATGATTGCATCACCCAACAATACATTAGTTGTATTGGCATAAGTTGTTTGGCCTGATACAGTAATATTACCAGTGATAATAACGTCACCACTGATTGTACCTCCAGCAGAGGCAAATCGTGTGTTTGCGTGAGCATAGGCTGCATTAGCATGAGTGTATGCGCTGTTAGCATACGCACCAGAAGTAACAGCTCTTTGGTCTGCCGTGTTAGCTGTTGAATATGCAGAATTGGCATACAAACCAGAAGTAACAGCTCTCTGGTCTGCTACGTTTGCGGCCGCATAAGCTGAGTTTGCATATACACCAGTTGTATTTTGTGCAACATAAGATGAGTTAGCGTGTAGGTATGCTGAGTTAGCATATGAACCGGATGTAACAGCTCTTTGGTCTGCCGTATTGGCAACCGCAAATGCTCCGTTAGCATATACACCAGAAGTTACTGCTCTTTGGTCTGCCACATTGGCTGCCAAGTAAGCACTGTTAGCATAAGCACCAGTAGTATTCTGACTTATATAAGCCGCATTGGCATGAATATAACCACTTGTTGCAAAAACTAAAGTTGAATTTTGATTTGCAAATGCACTGTTAGCCTGAATGTATGCTGAATTGGCATGAATGTAAGCACTGTTAGCATAAGCACCAGTAGTATTCTGACTTATGTAAGCTGCATTAGCGTGGAGATAAGCTGCATTAGCATATAGTCCTGTAGTATTCTGTGCAACATAAGAACTATTAGCATGGAGATAAGCAGTGTTAGCATAAACACCAGTAGTATTTTGACTTGTAAATGTTGAATTGGCGTGTAAGTATGCTGAATTGGCATATTGACCGGAACTGTTCTGTGAAGTGTAGGCAGCATTGGCATGAATATAACCACTTGTTGCAAAAACTAAAGTTGAATTTTGATTTGCAAATGCACTATTGGCGTGTATGTAAGAACTGTTGGCATGAATGTAAGCACTGTTAGCATAAGCACCAGTAGTATTCTGACTTATATAAGCCGCATTAACATGGAGATAAGCAGTGTTAGCATAAACACCAGTTGTGTTCTGAGATATGTAAGAACTATTGGCGTGTAAGTATGAACTATTGGCATATTGACCAGAACTATTTTGACTTCTAAATGCTGAATTGGCGTGTAAGTATGCAGTGTTAGCCGTATCGTAAGCTGCGTTGGCATATTCACCAGTCGTGTTCTGACTTATGTAAGCCGAGTTGGCATGAATGTATCCGGAGTTTGCATGAGCATATGCTGAGTTGGCGTATAAACCAGTAGTGTTCTGTGAAATATAGGCACTATTAGCTTGAATGAATGCCGAAACTGCATGAGCCGAAGCAATATTTGCAGTAATGTAACCTGCTTTAGCGTGTTCATTTGTTGCATTGGCTACATCAGCACCAACTGGATGTGTAAGTTTTTCATATGCTGGCATAGCTGCATACATTGACCAATCGTGTGCAGTTTTTTCCGAATGTAAAATGTGTCCTTCAGGATAAGAACCAGCTTCATACATCACCCATTCGTTGATATCTTCTGCCCAACGAATATACACATTGGGTGATGTGCCACGATTAACAATAATTTCAGCATTAGAAACAGGAGTTCCAACGAGTTCACTGTTCAATATAATTGTATTACCACCAACCGTCAATTCGGTTGTTGTAATTGCTTGTGCGTTTGATACAATTAGATTACCAGAGATGGTAACATTACCTGTGAATAATCCTGAACCTATAACGTGTAAGTTAGCAGTAGGTGAATTTGTACCAATACCTAATCTGTTATTTGCATAATCCCAAAATAGTGTTTCATTATCTTGGTCAATCTTTTGATTTCTAGCAAACAAGATAGAACCATCAGTCTTGTTACTTCCTTCCATCAAGTGTATATTGACGTAGATTGTACCTCTGGTCAAATCAGAATTAGTTACATAACCAACGTTTAATGGCACACTTGGAGAATTAGGTACAGTAGGAGTAAATCTTCCTGGTGTATCGGATAAGAATAGTTCTTCTCCTTCTACCAATAATGAAGTATCTAAATCTTCAATTCTTCCTGATGTTATAACAAAACCGTAAGCACCATTTGCAATTTCAGTTGTGGTTAAACCTATTACTTCAGAGTTTGCAGTAACAGATGCACTAGCTAATGCAACAGATGGAAAACCATTTGCTGAAGATTCACCAATAATGAATACGCAGTTTGCTCGGCCAATTGTATTTCCTGTATTATTCCAAACTCTCGTTACAACATCTTGGCCAATATGAATATAACTATTAGAATCGTTATAATATGCTAAGGCTTTTGAACCTCTATCGTACCAAGTGCGACCTTCAGTAACAACAGGTTCTGATGCACTAGCATTATAGTCTACATATGAACCGACAGATATATTAGAAGATACATTTGCAAAACCTGTAATGAAACCACCAGCACTTGCAAATCTCGTATTAGCAAAATCATAAGATGAGTTTGCATGAATGTATGCTGAGTTGGCGTATTGACCGGAACTGTTCTGACTTATGTAAGCAGAATTTGCATGAAGATAAGCACTATTAGCATATTCACCAGTTGTGTTTTGACTAACATAGGCCGAATTAGCGTGGAGATATGCGGTGTTAGCGTAAACACCAGTTGTGTTCTGACTTACATAAGAACTATTAGCATGAAGATAGGCTGTGTTGGCATAAACACCCGTAGTATTCTGTGATGAATATGCTGAATTAGCATAAACACCGGTAGTATTTTGGGACACATAAGCACTATTAGCATGAAGGTAGGCTGTGTTGGCATAAACACCAGTTGTGTTTTGGGACACATAAGCACTATTAGCGTGCAAGTAAGCCGTATTGGCATATTCACCTGTGGTATTTTGACTTACATAAGACGCATTGGCATGAAGATATGCAGTGTTAGCATACAATCCGGTAGTATTTTGGGACTCATAAGCACTATTAGCGTGCAAGTAAGCCGTATTGGCATAAACACCAGTTGTGTTTTGAGAAACATAGGCCGCATTTGCATGAGCATACGCAGTGTTCGCATATACACCTGTGGTGTTTTGGCTAACATAGGCCGTATTGGCATGAAGATATGCAGTGTTAGCATAAACACCAGTTGTGTTCTGACTAATGTATGCTGAGTTGGCATGGAGATATGTAGAATTGGCAGTATCATAGGCCGCATTAGCATATTGACCTGTAGTGTTCTGACTTACATAGGCACTGTTAGCATGAATATAGGCACTGTTAGAATATTCACCAGTCGTATTTTGAGAAAGGTATGCTGAGTTAGCGTGTAAATATGCACTGTTGGCAGTATCATAGGCTGCATTAGCATATTGTCCGGTGCTATTCTGACTTACATAAGCCGCATTAGCGTGCAAGTATGCCGTATTAGCATATAGTCCTGTGGTGTTCTGTGAAATATATGCTGAGTTGGCGTGCAAATAAGAACCATTGGCATGACTATATGAACTGTTAGCGTGTTCATAAGAATTATTTGCATGACCATAAGCTGCATTAGAATAGAAACCAGTAGTATTCTGACTTATGTAAGCTGCATTTGCGTGAAGATAAGCCGTATTAGCATATAGTCCTGTAGTATTCTGACTTACATAAGAACTATTAGCATGAATGTAAGAACTATTAGCATGAAGATATGCTGCATTGGCATATTCACCTGTTGTATTTTGTGAAACATAAGCCGAATTAGCGTGAAGATAGGCTGTGTTGGCATAAACACCAGTTGTATTTTGGCTAATATAAGCTGAGTTGGCATGAATGTAAGCTGAATTAGAATACGATTCAGCCGCTTGAGAACCTACATTGTGATATACTGTGCCGTCATTTGTGAATTGCCAGAAATTGACATCTTCATTCCATATGAATTCTGTGTTAGCTAATGAACCACGTTCAATTGAAATACCTGCATTTTGTGTAGGTGAAGCATCTTGTGGTAAATCAGCATTAAGTACTATGATGTTATCACCAATCATTACATTGATGACATTAGAATATTGTGTTTCACCTGTTACTACTAAGTTGCCTGTAATAGAAACGTCACCAGAGATTGTACCACCAGCAGATGCAAACTTAGTATTAGCGTGTGCGTAGGCCGCATTAGCATAAACACCAGTTGTATTTTGGCTAACATAGGCCGCATTAGCATGAAGATAAGCCGTGTTCGCATATACACCTGTGGTGTTCTGACTAATGTATGCTGAGTTAGCGTGTAGGTATGCCGTGTTAGCATATTGACCAGTGGAGTTTTGACTTACATAAGCTGCATTGGCATGAAGATAAGCTGAGTTAGCATATTGTCCGGAACTGTTTTGTGAAGTGTAAGCTGCGTTGGCATGAAGATATGCCGAATTAGCATATTGACCAGAACTGTTTTGTGAAGTGTAAGCTGCGTTGGCCAATAGATAGATGGCATTTGCATGAGTGAAGATTTCAACACCATCTTTGTAAACACCAGTTAAACCAGAAGTTGGAGTTTCTGTATTGACAATAATTGTGTTTGCGATAAAAGTGTTTGCACCAAAACTTCCAGACAAATCACGTTTAACAATTGTGTTTGAATTGGCTGCATTTGTAGCAGAGTCTATTTGTAATGTATAGTGCGTACCACCAATAGGAACAACACCACTGCCATCATTTGTCCATAATTTACCTGATACATTAGAATATGCAGGTTCAGCAATATTCAGTAATAGTGGTTGTCCTGTAACATCTGAAAATTTTATTTGTATAGCTACGTTTGCGAATGCCATTAGAATTGTCCACCATTAATAGCTGTTAAAACGATACGTGCAACCTCAATAGGACCAGCTTCAAATTCACCAGTTGAGGAATTATAGATTAGAGTGTCACCGTCTTGACGTGTTGCAACGTTTACTTGTTGAACATCAGAGATAGATACATTTACTTTAGGTGAAAAATTAGGAGCCGCAATTGTAGTGCGAATGTTAGGTTTTACTATGACCTTACCAATATTAGCTGGCATTTCTTACCTCGTTACTGACGGTAATATGACAGCGATTCCTTCAACTACCCGTGTTTTTACTCCAGATCCATCATCAATAACTAAATCATATAACAAACGACCAGATGGCAAATTAGAGGTATTTGCAGATGTCATGGAAAGTGTAATTTGACCATTACTTGTACCAGTAACGGTGGCTGTTAAATTGTATGCTGTTGTAGATTGATAAGATTTTCGCATTTGTGAAGTTGCAGAATAACCTGTAAGGTTAACCGGACTCCCATAAACATCTTCTACGTTCAGTGTGGTATTAAATGTTGCACCTTGTTCAATAGTAATCTCTGAAAACGCCGCCAAAATGAACTCCTTTTTTTATTCTTTATTTAGGCATTTTTAAGGTTTCAATTTCTCTTTTGAGTTCTTTTATGGCTTCAATCATTAGTGGTATCAATCTGTCATATTTCACAGCCAAATACTCATCCGATATTGGTGCCTTAGTAACTGCCTCTGGTTGAACAGTCTGAACTTCTTGTGCAGATACTCCAACTTCTTTTGTTCTATTATATCCTAGACTGACCGCAACATCATTTGGTAAATAATAAAAACCATTCAATTGTTCTATTTTTTCTAATGCATTTTCTATGTTACTAATTCTATCTTTAAGTCTATCATCCGAGAAAAACGCAGTAATATCTCCTGTGGCAGTAATCGCACCTGTAACTGCCAAGTTTCCTGTGACAGCTAAACCACCAGAAGAAATGTTTACAGAACCACTTATTGTTCCACCAGATGAATTAAATTTTGTGTTTGCAGTATTAAATGCCGAATTGGCGTGTGTCCAAGCAATAGTTAAATTTGAACTGGCAGCTCTGGTGTTTGCGAAGGTGTAAGAAGCGTTGGCATGAATATAAGATGAATTTGCATATGAACTGGCACTGGCCGCATTGATTGTTGCTGTGTTTGCCTGTGCATAGGCCGCATTAGCATATACACCAGCACTTGTTGCGTTCACGTTTGCGGTATTCGCACCAGAAAAAGCAGAGTTTGCATACGTACCAGAAACACTGGAAAGAGCAGTATTTGCAGCAGCAAAAGCACTATTAGCATATACACCAGAAGTTACCGCTCGTTGGTCTGCTGTAGCTGCATTTGTGTTTGCGGTATTTGCTTGAATGTAAGCGGCATTAGCATATACACCAGAAGTTACCGCTCGTTGGTCTGCTGTAGCTGCATTTGTGTTTGCGGTATTTGCTCTTGCAAAAGCACTATTAGCAAATGAACCAGAAGTTACTGCTCTCTGGTCAGCCGTAGCCGCATTAGTAGTAGCGGTGTTGGCTTGATTATAAGAACTGTTGGAATGTCTATAAGCCGTATTGGCATATAGACCTGTAGTATTCTGACTAATATAAGCCGAGTTGGCATGAATATATGCATTGTTAGCTTGTATGAAGCTGGAGTTTGCAGTAATAAAGGCTAAAGTTGGAGTGTTATTTCCAGCAACAGTATTTGCCAAAAAATAAGCTGCGTTAGCATGAATGTAGGCTGAATTAGCATATACGCCTGTAGTGTTTTGACTACTAAAAGCAGAATTAGCTTTTATGAAAGAAGCATCAACCGTATCATAAACTAATACGACATCAACTGTTGTTCCGGAATTTAATCTATCTAATAATGAGGACATTTACTTATTTATGTTTGTTTTGTAAGAAACAATCTACGGGCAAGGCCATTCTTATGTTACTTCTGTATGTTTCCACATAATGATATAGAAAACTAGGAAAAACAATTAACTGTCCACACTTAGGTTTCAGTCTAAACGATTCAAACCAACTACTAAAATGTAGGTCATATCCACGATTGGCGTTTTGTCTTGGGTCGGTGAATAATACATCTCCCCCATCATCTTCAGAATCAGCCATCATATAAAGTACCGAACTTAGTTGTGAACCTCTATGATTGTGATAATTCAAACTTTGACCTTCACCATAAGACACCAACCATCCGTTGAGATTGTAACTCCAATCATCAAGTTTTTTATTACAAGTTTCTTGTAGGTATTTATCAAACGCCGGTAAGAATACTTTTTCTTTTAATTGTTTTAGTGGTTCGTTTTCTAATATACAACTTTTCTTATTCTCTCTATTAACTAGTTCTGTTCGGTTAGACATTAGAAAAGCCAAAGATTCAGACATTAATTTTTCATCTTCAATCTCATGTACCATCAATGTGGTAGGCCAAAGTTTTTCTATTCTCATAATATCCTCTTAATAATAAGATTCATGGTCAATCGGTTTGTTTTACCAGTATACTCCGAAACTTTGTGCCAAACATTACTAGGAAAAATAATAACTGTTGTTGGATTAAATGGTATTTCAAATCTGTTTGACATCTCTGTTTTTTTATCTGACATAAATTGTGGATTCCTCCAAGCTGGGTCGTATATAATTAAATTGCCACCAGAATTCTCATCACCCATCAATTGTATAACAGAAATTAAATGACCTCCATAATGAGAATCCGAATGTAACTCAAATTCATTATGACTATCTGTTTCAAGTTTTCTTATCCATCCATCAATTATTTCATATTTACCAGAATAATTATCTTCTATAACATTCAAAAGTTTTTGTTGTAAATTTTCAGGTATCAATGTATCCCAATCTGAATCATTACCAATCAAATAATTGTTGAATATTTCCATAGTATCAGATTCGTCAAACTGGTCAATAACAATTCTGGTTGGCCATAAATTAAAAGTTTTCAATCATAAACTCCTCATTAAAATATTCTTTAACATCAGAAACCATACCATCAGATTTGAAATTCCAACCACCAATTTTACTTAGTATTTCATCATAAGTATCTTTGTCTTTATCGTAAGTTACAAAGTATGGGTCATTTCCATATAGTAAATCTTCTTCATTCAAATAATCAATTGGTTCTCCACCAAATTGTTCAGATAACCATTTAGCATAACATATACCAACCATGTAACTTTTAGATGGGTATATCCAACCTATATCTCTTTCATTGAAATATCTAATAGCATCTTCAACCACATTGTCTGTTATTTCAATGTGATGTAAACTTAAATCATCCGAATGTTCTGTATTCAATCTATGATACAGGTCTTGTCTTATCTGCCAGTCTTTCATCGTACCAATTCAATAATAGTCTAAATCCATTACAGCTATTGTCTAAATTCTTAACCTCTCTTAGATGTTCGGATAGACAATTGCCAAAATACTTACATTCGGAACAGAATTTATTTTTTAAAACTCTTTTCTTTTCTCGTTCACACCAGTTCAAATATTCATCAAAAGTTTCATACTCTAAAAAGAATTCATTGTCATTCAAATCAAATTCCAATACACCATATTTACCTGATGGTGTTATATAGATGTGGTCATCCGAAAAACTATTTCTTCTTTTAGAGATACTCAGTTCAATTTGTTGTTCATTGGTAAATGAAAAATTCTTCTGTATTGGACTTGCAATCCATTTTTTTACGAATTCTTCATATTCACGGTAATTGATATTTAACTGATTGGCCTGATTGGGTGAATATGGTTTAATCTCCACACTACTAACATTAGGTATTAGATTGAAGGCCTGTATCATTTCATTGACATCTTTTTGAATCAACTTTGGACTGGCCAACATAAGAACAGAGAATGGTCGTTTAAGTAACAACATATTTCTCCACACCTGTTCATGCTTCTCTCTGGCTTCAAAATCATAACTAACAGAGATATAAAAATCTTCATCGGTAACAATGTCATTGACCATAGATAAATTAGTTATTAAGTTGATACCATCTATGCCGTAAGTATGAAACATCTCTTTCATTGCCGAAATATACTCATACGGCAATATTCCTACTTCCCCACCATACAAGTCTACCATGTCAATTTTGGCATAACTTGAAATCTCTATCAGTCTTTCTTCTAAAATTTCAATCGGTAACAGCTTGGTGTCTTCCAATTGACTTTCAGTTAGATAACAAAAGTCACATCTGAAGTTGCAGTAGTACCATGGGTTTACCGATAATGTTATATTCTTCAATTCCAAATCACCATGTTTTCCACATTCTTTGCCGGACTTATACACTTGTTTGTTCCCACAACCTGCATTAGTGTGTGTATGCCTCTTTCAGCACACATACCAACAAACTGGCATGATGAACAATCTTCATTATTCAAAGCCCAATCAATCTGCGAAACCAAACCGTCTACATAATAAGAATATAAACCATCAAAAGTCCAATCAGTTGTAACTTCAAACTTTTCATCAAAACAAGCCAAACCTTCTAATAAAAATGGTGTCATATACAATTTACCAGCTTTATAGAATATGTCCCAATCTTTACCTTCATGTGTCATTGTTTCGGCAATCTCTACTGTATATCCGTATTTTTTTCTAGCGGCAGCCATTGTTGTTTTTAATTTATGTGTGGCTTTTAGAAATGCAAAAGAAACTTCAGGCTCTCTTAGATTGGCTCTAGTTTGTGGTAAAACAATATCAGTATTGAAATCTCCTATTAATTCAGATTCGTAAACTTTAAGAATCAAATCTTCAGTAATATTTGTGTTGTTTTCTTTATCATAAACAGAAGAAGTTTCATAATTTATCACCAAATATGTTTTGTGGTGTTTTACATTTGGCATTTGACTTAATACCAAATCTCTTCTTCTACGAATACGATTAATATATTCTTTATTGTCTATGTGAAAGGCTTCAAAAGGTATGACAAATTTAACTATGCCGCCTTCCAATAACCAATTTAATTTCTTACCCATATTGATATAATTCTCATCAAACGGGTCAAGGAAGGCACAATTAATGGATGTCTTTAGAAACTTCTTTGCTAAATTTTTCACCATATCACTACCAAGTATCTGGTCACGATTAACACTGGTCATAATATCAGTTGGACCTATGGCCAAATTCATAGGTTTGAAATCATTTTTGGCCAAGTCGTCAACCAAATATTCTATTCTACCGAAATCGGAATCACTAGGCCAAGAATTACCTTCTTTGTCTACAGAACAACCAGTGCAATTGTATTGGCATCCATTAGTAACTTCTAACGTGAAGTCTATTAGTTTTTCAATATTTTCTCTCATCTTCATACTCGGTTGGTTGTAAAATTCCAGTTAATCCGTTAGCCTCTATTATATCTATTGCCAATGTTTTCATCTTCTTACAATGTGTTTCAACCATGTCGTGGTCTTTCAAATCTTTAATTGTCTTTTTACATCCGTTACAAATATCAAACATAGGGCAAGTAAAACACGATTGTTTCAATGAATTAAGTTCAGGTTGAAATTTAAGTGGAAATATCTTATCACCACTCATCTCTTTTTCAAAATCTATAGGATATTGTTTATCATCACCAAAGGCACCACATGAATAATAATCTCCTGATGGTTGTAATGTTCTGATGCCAGAATCGCAATTTCTATTTTGTGGACAAGATGTTGATTTTCCACTAAGCCTTTTGACCATCTGTTTAGTATTGTATTCCCAATCAGTCAGACCCATCTTCCAAATCTCAACATAGATTTCATAGATATCAGCCAACACATATGGTTTGCCTTGTTGACCCATAGTGATACCACGAAACTTAACTGGTGGTCCTGAACTAAAAGCATAATTTAACTTACACTCAACACCCATCTCTTTGGCTAGTAAGACATTATCAATAGCTCTATCAACATTTTGTTCTGTTATAACTGAAATAAAATCTGGTCTATATCCCACCAACTCTAACATCTTATTCGATACATTCCAAAAATCTTCTTCTGAAAATTCAGTCAAATCACCTTTCAATCTACCGCCACCATATTGAAATGATGTGGTGATGCCTAATCTTTCATGGTTAAACAAATCAATCCATTTATTAGGATTTTTATAAAAAGGCCACAGATTGGTTGTAAATGAAATCGTAGTTGACATATTCTTACTGTCAAGATAGTCTATAATCTTGCAGTAATAATCCGGTTCCATCATCAATGGGTCACCACCATTAACAATGATAGTGTTTGTTTCGGGATATCTATCTAAAAATCTGAATATGTGGTCGTGACTTAATTCTGCCGTTTTATCGTCAGTGATGTGTGTTGATGAACAGAATGTGCATTTGAAGTTACACTTTTCTGTAGGTTTAATGATTAGTTCCATTACACAATCATAACATTATTATTGGTTGGTTCATTAACTCTCCAACCCATTACCATAGATGTTCTTGGATTTTTACCAAAATATGGTTTGACACGATGCACCAAATAACCAGGAAATATAATTAGACGATTTGATTTTGGTAAAATGTTGATTGAATTTTCTGGATAATCACTAAATGTTAATTGTTTATAGATACAGAGTTCACCACCAACCCAAGTTTCTTCTGTCCAATCACTATTGATATAGTAGATGGCTGTTATAAATCCATTTTCAGCAATGTCGTGGTGCGGTTCATATAGATGATTACCGACCATACTTTCACTATATGGATACAAACAACCCTTTTGCATATCATTTAAGGCTAATGAATTGTAATCGATATTACTTTCAACACAATAAGTCATAACAGACCTATCAACCATACTCATAAGTTCAGATTGAGCCCAAGACATATTACTGGTGTCTTGCCCACTAATTACAGTATTAATAATTGATTCTTCTTTTAATTGATTGATGATATTAACATCTTCAATAAAATTATCAATTACTTCTATTCTTGTTGGCCAAAGTATAAATGATTGTTGCATTTAGTTTCTAATCCAATAATGACCGTCACGTTTGAATCCATTTTGTTTCATAATCTTCCAATGATAAGCTTCATGTGGTATCCTTATTTGGCTCATTGACATATGCAAATATTCAAAATAAGAACCACTAGGACAAATAATTTTTTTATCTCCAAACATATGTATTATATCTTTCCACATATGTCTTAAAACATTTCTAATTTCCACATTAGTTCTTTTCTTCATATACCCTGGAGTTTTAACAGCTCCTATAATAATCTCATCTTCGTATGGGTAAATTAATGCGATGCCAGTTTCAATCTTCCACGATTCTTCACAACTAATCCACTGTGGTTCATCCTTAACTCGCAAACAATCTTCAACCAAATCAGGATCCGATTCTGGAGTTCCATACCAAATAAACATATAGCCTTGTTCTTTGCATATCCTAGGAACATAAGGATATGCAATTGGTAAATCATCTTTTTTTACATCAATGTTGGGGAGTAGTTTGACATTCAACGGGTTCGGCTCTTCTTGATAAGCGAACATCGTCAATATATCGGTGCGTAAGTTTGTAGACACACTCATCTAGTTCTTCCCTGAATTTATAATCGTGTTGCATAAAGCAACCCAAACCACATCTGTCAAAATATTCACATGAAATACAATCATACTTATTCAGAAAACTTTCCTCTATTCCAGAGTTGTCCATAGATTCTATTTTAGATTTGTAGAATTTTATAGATTTTTCTTCTTGTACCAAGTTGCCACAATTACACATGGTACCATCAGCCAATACTAACTTACTTGTTCTGCATGATAAGTAATTCTTTTCATTTTCAATCCAATCGGCAATTGGATGAACTTTCGGATATTTGTCAATGAAATGCTTAAACACATTCAACATATCTTGAGCTGTGGGATATTGATATTCAGCTGAAGAATCTGGCATATAGTAATCAAAATAGATGTATTTGCCTTCATTATATAATTTTTTGAAGTATGCATCTTTGTCTTGTAGAATATAGTCTATATTAGGACCATTCAGTAACATACTGATACAAGTTACTCTATCACCAAAGTATTCCATACTCTTTTTGAATTGTTCCAAATCATTTCTATTGAAACGGCCTCTAGGGTCGTATGATGTAACAATTTCAGAATGAACACCCACTTCTTTTGAGTAATTCATCAACTCATCAATTTCGTTATATTTGTCAGTAACTAGATTTGTTACCCAATTGATTTTTACTTTCTTATTATATTTTAACCCTAGATTTTTGATACCTAAAGTTAAGTCTTTGTATTGTTGGAGTAAATTTTGATTGAATATTTCTGGTGCAAAGATTTCACCACCCATTGCATTGAATACAACAGAATCTCTTGTTTCTGTTTGCAGAAACTTCTCTATGGGAATTAATTTCTCAGTGATTGTGTCAAGGCCAACTATGTTTTCGTGGTCTTGCCAACAAAAGGAACAACGAAGATTACAATACTCAAATAGGTGTAGTGTGTATTCTTGTTCTTTGTCCCTTTTGCGTTCTAATAATATATCTCGTAACATTATAAAAGTTTGAATTTATTCAACTCAGAATTGTTGCCGTCTTTCTTTAATTTTAATATGTGTAACATTAAACTGAAGTTTACATTTTGGAAATCAAATCTAGGAACTAAACAAGTATCAAATGGGTCGGATACTAAGAAGTCTAAAATAGAATCTAGTTCTTCTTGTGTCATAGAATCTCGACCAGCTACATCAATCCAATCAAAAGCAGAGAAACAAGTTTTGTTTGTGTCCATGCCTTCAGCATTACTATAAACACCAATTAGTGTGTTCTTCAGACCTTGTAATTTTTCATCGGACAAACCTCTAAGATTACAGATACCATATGTGCCACTACTTGCATCAGATACTCTATCCCAAATTTCATCATCAGCGTAGTATTTGAATTGCTCAATACCATCTAATGGATTTTCTTTTGTGATATCCACTAAACTATAATCAACACCCAAATCTGATAAAATTTTATGATTGGTTAAGTTAATCAAAATCATCTGACGGTTATCAGTAAGTGCTTCTTTGAACCATCTTTCTAAAAACAAATGTGCCGTCTTTAATAATTTTTCTGTATAACTTGTTGAGCCAGCAAAGTATGAGGACAATAAAAACTCATATGATAAGTTCAAATTCAAAGTCTTAAATTTATTCTTTTGTGTAGTTGTAAAATTTGGTAAACCTTCCCAAACTTCAACAATATCACCAAAGGCACCAACCAAATAAGATATGTTCATTGGACCTGAAGCTGATAGCTGTGTGTTCTTAGTGATTCTTTCTTTATAGAGTGTTAAATCAATTAAACTCTGAAATGAAGTTGAATCTAAATTAGGTAATATTAGTTTGAACCACAATGAAACAAATTGATTGTAATTTTGTTTATCGCAAAAAATAATAACTTTTTTATTTGATGTGTTGCCATGTGAGGTTACAGATTCTATAAAATCGATAAAATCACCTTCACCTAAAACATCATCTAAAGTTTTACCGTAAGATATCAATTCTCCATAGGCAACTTTATCTAAAGCTGCCAACACAGGTGTACCATATCGTGAAGATATGACAACACGGTCCACATTGATATCCACATTATCATCAAATTCTAAGTATGTTTTATTAAACAGGTGTAACATTTAATGTTCCTTGTGCGGTTTCTTTTTTTGCTTCAACATATTCTTTACCAGTCACAATGCCTTCTGATATACCATATGTTAATAAAAATAATGGATTGTTTTCGTTAGCCCAAAATGAAAATAAACTTTTTCCTTTGAACATATACTCATTAAAATATTTCGTATAAAATTTAAGATTTTCTTTAGGAATCTTAGAGTAAAAACTATAAAATTCTGGATGTTTCAAAAGACTAATGAAATTCACACCAATCAATTCATCCGTATCATCATGTGGGTGAGATTCGGCAAATTGTTTGAACTCGGCAGAGTTTATCATATACATATTATAAATTGTTAAACTATCTAATTTGGATGCCCACTTAGACAACAATTCTTGGTTATCGGTTATAAATTCTTGATTTGTTTTATCAACCAACAAACCTTTATATTCCATTAGAATTTCGATTACTTTGAATTCTAAACTTCTGATATTGGATAACATCGGCGAAGTCATATAATCTTTTACTAGAGAATAATCTTCTTCTGTATTTGTTAATTTGATATCACATGGCAAATCAAGATTACTTAGATATGTCAAAAGTTTAGCACCTTTTAGTATGCTGTTTTCATAATCAACCAAATAAACAATAGTCTTATCAGTAAAATATTTTTTAAGATTTTCAATTGAGATGGGAGCTGCCGTTTCAATAATATTCATTATCTTCTTCCTCTTGAACTGTGACATGATGAATGACAAGAAGCGTGACATACATTAACTTGTATTGTTGCAGTTGCTGCTCTTGTTGTGTTATAGGCAGACTGTAAATTCACAAAGAATGTTTCTAAACCCGAACTAGTTACCGAATTACCAGAAGATACGTCTGAAGCACTAGGTGAACCAACACTTTGTAAATATGAAGAATTCAAATATGCCACTTGTGTATTATCATAAACATATCCAGGAGTAGGCCTAGAACCTGTGTTTCCACCACCACCTTCAACGAACAACAATGCTCTTAGATTTCTGATATTACTAAATGTAGCTGTTTCATTAACCAATGTGTTGTAAATATTAGTTGCAGTAATTGTATCACCTACTGCATTGATATTTGAACCAGAAATTCCTATTGCCTTACCTGATGTTGTTCCACCAAATTCAGCTGTGTTAAATTCAACAAAAGGAGAAACATCGGTACCCCAAACAATTCCTGCATTGGCCGTGGATACTACATAGTCTGCAAATCTATCAACGATATTTTGCGGATTTATGGGATTATTTAATGTTGCCATTTTTCATTATCCAAACTTTTCTTTTTTGATTATTCTTTATAAATCTCATTAAACTTTTAGGTGCACCACAAACATCGTCTTGCCACCCTAGTTGGTGGCAATCTCCACCACAATACTCAAAAACATCGCATGAATAACATCTTGGGTCCCTAGACCTCTCGCAAGCGATATTTTCTATTCTTATAGGACTATTTATAAGTGTTTCTATATCATCATCAATGTTTCCGAACTGAAATTCTGGTGCGGAGTTTGGACATCCAGAGATAGTACCATCGGCATTGACCGTAAACAACTTTTCTTCACAATCTCGACAAAATGTTCCACTCTTTAGAAATCCAGTTTCAAACTTACTGTAAATAGTTTCCAAAAATTCATTATCAAACCATTCTCTACAACCTTGTTCTTCTGATTGATGATGCATCTTCAAAAACCATGCATCTTGTTCAATATTAGTCGGAAAGATTTCAGGATGCAAGTTAGCATTTCCGTTACCAGTAAGTCGTTCAAAAGATAGTTCTTTTATGCCTAAACTTTTGACCCATTTCAACAGTTCGATGGGTTCTATCTCTATTGTATCTTTTGTGACACTGATGAACAACTTAACATCTATTCCTCGGTCAACAACAGTTTTAACATTCTTTAACCATAAGTCGTTTTGTTTTTGGTTTGCAAATCGTATTTTAGGATCCCAACTTGTACCTATACGATTGTCAAAACAGTCTTTGATTAAATCAATCTGTTCTTCATCAAGCTTATAAACTAAATTTGTTGTTGCACCCCAAGTCATATTGGGAAATAAATCTTTACAATCTTCCCAAACGTGTCGCATTTGAAAAGTGGGAACTAAGAAAGGTTCACCACCATGAAATTCACAATGTAGAGTATCTTCTTTTAGAAAATCTTTTCTATATTCTGCAAATCTTTTAATCCAGTCAATTATCTTATAATGATTCCAAAATACCTTAGATCCATTGGTGCCGTTTGTAAAACAATGTTTACAATTCAGATTGCACGTTTCCGTGGTTTTTAGGTAGAACATCCAATTCATTATATATTTTATTCTTATAAAAATCTTCTAAACCAAAGCTTAACATCAACGATTCTTCATCATTGAGAGCTTCATGTGGTGTATTTGCGGGAATGAAAACTTCTTGGTCTGCATAGAGGTCAACAATTTTACCGTTAACACTCATTCTTTTTTTACCCCAAATACAACGTAGTATAACATCGTCCGGGTCGGTATGCAAGCCAAAACTTAAAGATTGCCTAAAGGCTCTGAATACATGACAAGTCACCGGCAAATCATTATTATATTTACTGGAAAGCAACTTACAATAATCGTAAATTTCTTTACTATATATTTCCATGTGTTCCAATTTAATGGTACACGCATTAAACTTATATAGTTCACTCAAGTTATCAACGAATATTTGTTTGCCTTCTTCGTTGATAACCGAGATTAATTTTTGTGTATAAACAAAATCATTATGTATAAATTCTTCAAACTCACCAATACTTATCATAAAATAACTACTTCAATGTTCCCTTCTTCATGTGTATCTTTAGATTCTAAAGCAATCGCAAAACGATTAACTTCACCAACACTGGCTGTTCCATCAGGACCAGAAACCAATGTTTGACCTTTTTTAACAGGTCCAACAACACGAACAGGAACACGACCACGCAAAGCAATAGCTTGACCAGTGGATTCTGAGTTCATTAGATAAGCAGGTTTCTCGGAGATAACTCCTAAAACCAATTGAGAGATTGATGTTGATTTTGTTGCCTCTGAATCTGGTTCAGGATTAACAACTACAACAGTGCCGATAGAATATTCATCATCAGTTGTATATTTTTCTGCCAAGTCAGCATAACGAGCTTGAGTTGCTGTACCAACAAATAAAGGTGCGGTAATATTACCTGTGGCAGTAATTGTGCTGTTAACTACTAGAGCACCAGACATGGTATCACCCGATTTGGATACACGACCATTGGCATTTGAGTTGGCTGATGCTGCATCGGATACCGCAGTGTTTGCTCTTGCAAAAGCACTATTAGCAAATGAACCAGAAGTTACTGCTCTTTGGTCTGCCGTAGCCGCATTAGTTGTTGCTGTGTTAGCCTGTAGGTATGCACTATTAGCAAAAGAACCACTCGTCACTGCTCTTTGGTCAGCCGTAGCGGCATTAGTTGTTGCCGTATTTGCTTGTGTATATGCTGAGTTAGCATATGAACCTGATGAAGTTACTTGACTTACTGAAGCGATATCACCGTAGTTTGTGCCATCATTAGTGAATTCCCATCTGTCGGTTGTTTCATTCCATCTCAATACTGTGTTTGCAGATGTTCCTCGTTGAACTTCAATACCTGCATTTTCGACAGGTGCTGAAGCCATTGGCCAGTCAGCATTGAGTGTTAATATTGGGTCAGCAAACATTGTAATTGTTGAGTTTACATAAGTCTGTGTACCTGTAACTGTCAAGTTACCATTAATAACAACAGCACCAGAGATTGTACCACCAGCAGAAGCAAATCTTGTGTTGGCGTGTGCAAATGCCGCATTGGCATATACACCACTAGTTACTGCTCTTTGGTCAGCCGTAGCGGCATTGGTGGTTGCAGTATTAGCCTGATTGTATGATGCATTAGCATATACACCAGTTGTATTCTGACTTGCATAAGAAGCATTGGCGTGTAGATATGCAGTGTTAGCATATACACCAGTTGTATTCTGTGAAACATATGATGCATTAGCATGAAGATAAGCTGTGTTGGCATATACACCACTAGTGTTTTGACTTCTAAATGCTGAATTTGCATAACCACCAGCAATTACTGCCGTATCAAAGGCTGCTTTCGCTGCTGATGCTGAAGCTACATTTGTTGTGCTATTGCTTGTAACAACAGAGAGAACATAACTCGAATCTATAACATCATTCAATGCAGAATATGTATTACCTCTAGAAACTTTCCAATTCTTATCAACTTCATTCCATTGTATGACTGCATTATTACCAGAAATTCTACGATTTATAACAAATGCATCTTTATTAACGTTTGTATTCGCATTAAGAGTAATTGTATCGATTTCAATATTAGAGTTACCTGTCTGTGTGTATGTTCCAGAAACAGATAAGTTACCTTGAATCACCACATCTTGAACAGTTGTTTTACCAAGACTAATTGTTAACGCATCGTCTGAAGCAGAAGTTCCTCTAACTCGCACAATAGCATTTTGAACATTCAGTAACGATGTGACATTGGCTGTTGATATATTAATTAAATCTACATTTGCACTGTTAATAGTCGTTTTGGCCAAAACTGAGTTGGCTATATTAGCTTGATTGCTTGTTAATGTGACAACATTACCATTAATAATTGTGCCAATAGATATCGTTGAAAGTGTAACATTCTCTTCATCAATCGTAGCTATACCAATATCTGCATTTGTTGTATTTACATCGGTTGCATTTAATGTTTTAACAACTGCAACACCGGTATTGACATATAGAACATTACCTGAACCAGGTAGTCTTAAAATACCGGATACTGTTTCGTTTCCTCCAACAGTAACATCACCATTAGCTGAAACATTACCTGTGTAAATTGTGCGAGTAACTTGTAAATCAGTATTAACAGTTGCATTATTGGCCACCTGTAATGCATTGCCAGGTCCACGAACTATTACTATGCCACCTGTCGTTAAATTGCCTGTTGCTGAACCTTGCGTACCTAGAGCAATATCACCAGCAACTGTAACGTTACTCTGAAACAAAGCACTATTGGATACTTGCAGTGCAGTACCGTTGGCTGTAATAATCAAAGAACTGTTAGCGGTCAATGATAATGAACCATTAGACTTGACGTAGTTGCCAGTTTCTAAATTGTTTAGAGCATTAGCTTCTAAGTTGGTTTGAACACGCCATTCATCAATGGTGTTCGTTCTGGATATTAATGGAATAGGCATTTATCTTATTCTTTATTATTTACTAATTGGTTTAACAACATTTTAATTTCAGACATATCTTTTGCAAGATTATCTACTTGTGTTCTCAGTGTATTTATTTCACCATTGTGGCCATTCAATTTACCACTCAATTTTTTACGTGCTTCATTTTCTTGTAACACGGAACGATTTACCGTCAACAAAGCTTTGTTGGATGTATCTTTAACGAACTGACCACCTTCTACTTTAACTAACATATTATTCTGCCGGCAAAGCAATGATTCGTAAATCTTTAACCTTAGGCACGATTGCTGTGTCGTTGGAAGTCATTACAATCTTAATTGCAAAAGTCTTAAATGTATCGTATGTTACACCATTTTCTGAGGTGTAGGTGATAGCATTATCAGTCAATGATGGGCGATATTCATATTCACGGAAATCAAATTCTGTAGAAGATGGTGTTGTTGTTGGATTGGCACAAACCATCTTTAAGTAACCACGGTCTTTGAAATCGGTGGTATCTGAAGCTGACAATATCTTATAGAAAACTTCAATTTCAGAATTGCCTTGTTTATTTGCAGATAGATATACACGCAAATCACCAGCATCAAATCCATCAGCCAATGTAATTGGTTTAGTGATATACTTGGCGTCACAAACACCACCAGAAGAATCAAACTCACTATTCAAAACAATAGTTGCTGGAGTTGTTGGATGTGTGTAATAAGAAATTGTAAAGTCGTCAGTATAACCACTACCTGAACTTGTTACATTGATAGCAACAACGTTACCTGAACCATTAACAACCAAGTTAGCTACTGCACCAGAACCAGTAGATGAGGTTATGGTGATTGTATTTGCGTTAGAATAACCAGAACCTGAAGCAATAATATTAAAATCACTGGATTCGATTACACCATTATCGACAAAATTTTCCCAAGCATTTAAGTATAGAGATTCTAATGATACCACTGGAGAAATTGCATCATCACTGGAAGCCATATCAATCTTAACTGTGAAATCACCTTGAGCTTGAATTTCTTTTCTGCGTGAACCTACAATATACAAATCGTCTTGACCCATAGAATATGTAACGTATGGTGAGAATGAACGATAAACTGTTTCTTTACTTGCATCTATAGGTTTAGAAATAAACGAATGATTCAGTGTTATTGGTGCATTAGATAGTGTTTCTAATGTAGTTTCAACCAAACGGAATTTATCCACAGGATATGTTTGTGATTGTGTTTCTGATTGAACAGAGAATGTTGCTGGTGAAACAGAGAATACACAACGGTTCAACACAAACATCATATCTTCATTAATGTATGGAACATATTCCATAGAATTTTGTGATTTGTATAATGTTCCAACATATGGATTAGTTGCAACAAATTCATTACGAGTTGTTGTTGCACCTTTTTCTGCTACCCACATTGTATAGTCTGGAGAATCTGTTACAACCACTAAAGCATATAATCCAGGTTTCAAGAACACAGGAGTATCAAATTCAAAGTTTGTTTTAGTTGAAGCTGTTGTTGCAGTTGGAGATTCTGAAATATTAACTTCAGAAGGATACTTCGATACTACAGATTCAGGGTACCAGAAATCTGTGTGTGGTGCACCATTAATAGTAGGTCTAATTTGAACAGTTACAGGCAAATTAGAATCATCTTTAGCCTTAAAGAACAAGTCGACAGAAGCCAAGAACATACCATTCGGATAAACTTGAGGATCCACATAGAATGTTTGAGCTAATGGGTCTACGTTCCAAGCAGCAGTAACTCTTGTTTGAACTGTTGAAGAAATTAACTGTGGTGATGTTGTAGTACCAACAACTTTAGTTGCAACACCAACGTTATAGACTGTATCTACCAATGTTGTTTTATCAACTTTAACACCAGAAGAAACGAATGTATGTTCAGCAAATGAAATTGCATCAGTATCGTATGTGTTGTTGAAGGATTCTGTTACACGGAAGTTTCTTTCACCTGAACGGAATGTTGCAGCTGGTGGGAAGAATACACCAGATACTTGACCTAGTTTATTAGATTTATTTGTGCCAATACTGTATGTGTAAGTATTAGAAACATTGGATGAAATTGTACCGTCAACAGTAACAACTTTAGAAGTTACATTGTAGTTAGCGATAGTTAAAGCTTCACCAATACCATCTAAACTTCCAGTTCTATGAACCAAGTAAATCGTATTACCAGAAATGTTTACAGAAGGAGCATCTGATGCCAAAGTAATTGTGTTGGCTGTCATCGCAACTGTTTTGCCAGATTTATGTTCATCAACGGAACTAATAACCGCAACTGTTCCTGTATCTAAACCAATCATGTATTTACTTGCAAGTGGTTTACCAGTTTCATTAACGATAGAAACTGTATTTGAACCTACTTCATTGTTAGTAACAATGACCGCATCAAAATTCAAACCGCCAGCTAAATAACTTGCCAAGTTTGCAGCCAAATCAGTTGTTGTATTGGCAATCAAAGCTGGTTCACCTGATGAGAAACCAGAAGTTACATTTAGAGTTACCTGATTAGGAGCTACAACAAATTGATTAACCGCAACATCATCAAAGTAATGATAGAATGTTGTGTTAGGTTTAACACCTTCTGCGTTGAAAGTAATTAAACGTGATTTCAAATATGGTTGAATTGCCAAGTCTGTAACAAACGAACCAACATCAACTTCAGAAGATGAGGTTGTAATTTGTTTTTGTTGTAATTCAGCACCTTGTGATAACCAAACTTCATCACCTGTAGTCTGTAAATTACCCCAAGTTCTACCACCCAAATATTGATTATTGGTTGTGTAATCGATATGCTTTGTTGTATACCACTTAGAATCTACAATCTTAGCAAAAGGACTGTCTTTATCATCAGCCCAAGATTTATTACTGTCTGAAATATACTTAAATGCATCGTTGATAAAACTGAAAGCTTCTTCGATACCTTGTGTGGAGTTTAGAGTTACTTTAGCTGTCACTTCAGTATCAACATCAGCTGCAAACTCGGGGAATAATTTTAATTGTCCTTGGAAGTTAGCAAACAAAGCAGAAGCAATAGGAATAGACTTAGTTGCATAAGGTTGCTTTGCAAACTCTGCTGTTGAATAGTCCAACATTAAAAGTTTCTTCTCATTAGTACCTACAATATTGAAAGCACCTGAACAAGCAGATTCAATCAATTTCATTTTGAATGTTCTCATCAATGAAGCTGGTTTTAATTCTGTATTTTCAATTAAACAACGATTGTCAAAACCAACATCATTATAAGATGCTTGTGAATCTGTTGATGTAAAATTATCCACCAAAATACCATACTTTGAACGTTCTAATCCATTTGCATCCAAAACTTTGGTTGAAGCAGCATTTTTCTCAAGAGCATTTAATGAAACATAATATTCTAAACCTTTAATGCGATTTTCAAAAGCACCAATATCACGCATTGTGTATCGGCGATTGTTTCTAAAATCTGTTCGAATATCTTTAACTGATTCAGTATAAGCTGGAATATTCATAGTGTAAATCAACATATCTTTATCACCAACTGGAGGTGCAGTAGGTGATACAGCTGACTTACCTTTAATTACTGAGAATTCTCTAGATGGTTTAACAACCAATTGGTCAACACGACCAAGATAATAATCAAAACTGGTTTCAATTGTAGAATCTGGATCCGGATTAACAGCACCAGATAAAGTTGAACCACCAATGGCTCTTGTTGGTCTAAAGTCAAATGCACTACGCAATGGTGTTAATTTACCATCTTCTTTATTGTTGAATTTAGAGATTTCGTCATATGTAAAATTAGAACCAGTTTTCAAATATGAATCAACAGTAAATAAACCTTCATTTTGTGGAGAAGGAGCTGATTGATGGTCCAAGTATTTGAACTGAACTAAAATTTTACCTGTTGGTGAACTGTAACCACGTTTCAATTTAATTGTAGCGTGGTCATAATGAGTTTTCTTTTGTCCGTTATCGAATTCATAACTATCAGTTACGTCATATGATGGATCCAATAACATAGCCGTTGTGACGTTAGATGTTGATTTTGAATCAGTGATGCGAACAATCTCATAAACATCAGGAACTTGTAATGAAACTACTGTGCCTGGAGTTTTCAAACTTCTTAATACATTAGAATCATCAAAGAATGTAGCACCAACATCTTCAAATACATAACCCGTGCCAGATACGGGTGTCGTTACACCAGTGTCTAAATCAGTTAATGTATTTGCACCACCCAAATCGAATGGAACTTTCTCATGTAGAGTATCTGTCAATGGTAATAATTGTTTACCACGAATAGCACCAGATGTTGAGTTATCGGCGTTATTAACCTTAGATGTAATTAAGAAATCAGCACGAACACCCGCTGTATTAACATCAATATCAATTTGTGTTGAACTTATAGCGGTTACAGTAAATAGATTGTTAGCTAAACTTAATACGGTATTAGCTACAATACCGGATGCAGTATTTGTTGCTGAATCTGAACGTATAAAACAAATAATATTATTAAGAATTGTAGAATCTGATAATACTCCACCAGAACCAGCAAATGGGAAAGTATCTGTTCCTTCACTACTGATTGTAATTACACCACCACCATCAGATAATTTATTACTATAAACTTTTCTAGCAATAAAATCCATATTAGAAATAGATGCAGCCTTAACAGCTTCAAACGGAGCTTCAAACACTAAACTTGTTTTTTGTGGTTCATTGATATATGCAAATCCTGTTGCAGGTTCTTTTGAATCAGAATCAATATTACCTGTAAATAATTTTGATAGTCCACTTCTAATAACAAAAGACTCGGCCACTTTGAAATCAGAATCAATAGAGAATGTATTTGATGCAGGAGAAAATGGTAATGCAGATGCCAAAGTAATTGTATTGGCAACAGTGTTTGAAGATGTAATTAAAATTGGCGAAATACTTGAACCACCAGCATCAGTAATTCTGAAATACATATTTGCATATGTGTTAGCAGGTTCGGTAGATGAGAAATTAGCCGGTATTCTAATTACTGTGTTGGTTGAACCACTAGATGGCAAAGTACCGGTAATAGAAGATGAATTAACATCAAATACATTAACAGTAAATGAGTGTGTTGTGCCAACATCTGATGTTGTTGCATCATTAAACTTCATCATATTGGCACGTAAAGTACCAATCTTAGTTGAATTATATGCAGCCGTTGTGGCCACGTTAACGTTTGCATGGTCGCAAGCGTGAACATCAATTAATGGGAAAGAAGATATGTCAAGTGAGCCACGAACATTATTCAAAACAACATAACTTGTATAATTTGTAGGTATGTCATAGTCTGAAACGTTTGCAGTTTCACGAGCTCTATCTACTGAAATGGTCGTTGGTGCGATTGTTTGAAATTCATAACCACCCACATAAGCTTTACCTGGATCCAACACGGCATTAAATTTACCGTTTGCAGTATCACCTTCTTCCAAAGAAATTACAAACGGGTCTACTGTATAATTACCAGATTCATCATATGTTCTGCGAGCTAATGTTTTCTCAATTTCTGAGTATATTGGGTAATCAATCTCTTTTGTTTTCACACCTTCAACCAAACGAATAACTTCAAAGAATGAAGATTCGTCAGCAGAATCTAGTGTTCTTTTAGCGAGAGTTGTGTTTAATTGAAATCTTGAAGCGCCTGGAGCTTGATAGTTAAAAGAACCTTGAGCTGGATCCAATAATGATGGGTCGTCAGTTTCATCAATAATATCTTCAGTAAATTCAATACCAACTTTATATGAGGGTTGTGAATTGATTGTTGTTGAGTTGTATCCCTTACGATATAATAACTCAAGAACTAAAAATTGTGGAACAACTTTAACAAATTGTCCTTTAAAATAATATACACCTTCTTGAATACTTGCCACATAAGAACGACCTACAGCATCAGAAGAACGTAATTTAGCAAAAATGTTTTGGCCATTAATTTTCAATTCATCTGTTTCAGAAAAAACATCACCAGACAAATATTTAACAACAAGAATAGGATTTGCAGTTGTTGTATCTACCGCAATAACTTTTGCACGAACAGATTTAGTACCACCAAAAGATACAATTGTTTTATCTCTAAAATCATTAGGAACAATGTCTTGACTGTTATATTGACTATCTAGAATAATATAATTTGCTTTATCATCTAGAGAAATTTTGCCACCAACAATTGGACTTCCACTCTTGAAAATATGATTACCAAACTTTTCAATTTGATTAGCTAAAATGGTTTGTAGTTGAGTTAATTCACGAGCTTGAACAGCATATCCTGGTCTAAACAGAACACGCATGAAGTTATTATCTTCGTTAAAATCGTCATAAAATGGGTCGTAATTAAAAAGAGTGGTCATT